ACCAATGACCACATACTTGCACTCGACAGAAAGCAGATGTTGATACACATCTTCAGAGTAGTTGTTTAGAGTAAAACAAAAATTACGGGAACGTGCCATTTTTGATTAATTGTGAAAACAACACACAACACTACACAAAAGGTCTAGGGTAATACTACGCTTCGCTCTCCTAGACCTTTCAACCGTGCGTAAATACAACAGGGTTTCAGCATTTTTTTTTCCAAGGTAAAAAGTTTTAAGCATCTTTGTATTTATATTCCAGCTGCAAAGACATCTGGACAGGACTACGCGACTCAGCCGAAATGGTATTATCGGCTTCCATGCAGACCGCCAACATACACACGTTCCGAGAAGTTGGCGCAGAAGAATTGTCGTTGAACACAACATTCTTAGGGCAATATTTGGTCAAGTCAAAGGAAAACCTCTGATACATCTTGAAATCATTATTCGCCCAATTCTGGAACAGAGGAGCACTGGTGCCAGCAATAGTACTCTGACCAGCACCGGTCATGCCACTAGCATAACCTAACTTAAACTCCTTAGTCTTAAGCACATGATACTTATCAGTATTCACGGCAGCCCAGGAATCAAACAACGCACCCGTCATGGGCTGAGTGGAATTGTTGAAGTCGAAAAAGTCCGACAAAGGGTTGGGAACACCAGTAGGATTAGTCTTATCGTAATAAAACCAAACCTTGACAACAGTTGGCTGTGGATTAGGGTTGGTGACGACATCATAGGGCTTGCAAGCCAGCCCTCCTTTCAGAGTCAATTTACGGGTCTCGACCTTGTTACCAACACGAGAACCATTACCAACACCTTGCTGGATATCCAAACCAACAGAATACGGGGTACACACAATCTGCGATGCAACCAACGTAGATCCTGCAGCTACATTCCACAGGTTCAATCCAGTATTCTGATACTGTCTCTCCTTAGTTTCTAAAGTCCGATAAATCTCGGCTTTGACCATCCGTTTCAACGGACTTTTCTTCTTAGTCGCATACGACTTTCTCTTGTAGGTTCTCTTAGAACCTTTACGAGAATACTTCTTTAAATTTTTGCGAGAGAATACCATGTTTGATTAATTATGAAAAATGAATCAAAACAAATTCTATCCTAACATTCCTAGCGCTCGCCGCGCGGCATTGTTTACCGCTGCGCTAAGCTAAGGCGAAGAAGGGTCGCTCGCCGCTGGGCACTCTGCGGCAGGTACACTTGGCAAGGTGGCCTCCGGCAATGGAGGAGTGTACACAACACTCATAGGTCTAACAAACAAACGCCTTAATATGGGCTTAAGGGCGTTCTCATCTTCCCAGATATCTGAAGGATGGTAGTTAGAAGTAATAATAACTTTCTTGGGTCTGATTTTCAACGCACGACCCTTAACTTCAACCGGGAAAACATACTTATCCAACCAAATCTTGTACTGACCAGGATGATCCCTAGCAGACAAGTCGACATCCTCAATGAGAATAACATCCTCATATTCATAACCGTCGAACCACTTCGCGAAACTCAACTTGGCAAATAAGCCAGGATTCTCCTCACGTGCGGTATGCGACTTACCAGTACCAGTAGGGCCCCAAATCCACTCGTTCACCACTTCACCAGAAAGATCCTCCAGCTTACGCTTATTAGCACGAATCCTATCAGCAGCATACTCCACCTGCTTAAGATTACGGCAGAGAATATCCGGACGAACATCCTCCAATCGGCCTTCCTGGACACACTTAAGAGCATCAGCCCAAGCTTCCTGCTCCATTTTTCCTTTATCGGTAGGATCCTTGGGGATAGTTCCAACCTCTTCAAAGTTTCCGTCCTTGATACAGTACGTGCGGTTCTGGCTCGGAAGACCCTTACACATCTCCCAGTGAGCGTGGACATTGATTTTCTTAAGCGACGAAAGACTTTTAGCATCTTTGAAGCTAATAAATCCCTGCAAATGCGGAGTACCGGATTCACCAACCTCCTTACCAATGACCACATACTTGCACTCGACAGAAAGCAGATGTTGATACACATCTTCAGAGTAGTTGTTTAGAGTAAAACAAAAATTACGGGAACGTGCCATTTTTGATTAATTGTGAAAACAA